TACTTGATGTAAATGGGCTAGGTGACACCGAATTTATGAGGTGTCTTTGTTTTTTTCCTGTTTTTGATTTGCATTCAATGACATAGGAGTGTTTATGCGCCCCCTTTCTCGTAAGCCTGTTTCGAAATATAAGTCCGCTCGTTCTTTCCGGTCTAACGTTGGCCAGACTAAGGCTGCCAACATGAAGGGCCCGATGCGTGGTGGCATTCGGTTTTGATGAATGCCCTGTTACCATCCTTTAAAGGCATACCGAACGGATGCCGGGGATGTGGTTTTTCACAATAACCGGGTCGACGGTGATGTTCTTGAGCTGGCCTGTGGCCGGTGTATCGGTTGTAGGCTTGAACGTTCCAGGCAATGGGCCGTTCGCTGTATCCATGAGGCGCAATTACACGAGGAGAACTGCTTTATCACTCTTACCTACAAGAACATGCCGGAAGGCTCGTCCCTGGATTACCGCGATTTCCAGCTATTTATGAAAAGGCTGAGAAAGCATGCGAAGCGGCGTGTTAGGTTTTTTATGTGTGGCGAGTATGGCGATCGTTTGGGTCGGCCTCATTTTCACGCTTGTTTGTTTGGATTTGATTTTGCGGATAAGCTGCCATGGTCAACGACTGGTTCTGGCGGTAAGCTTTTTCGCTCAAAGGCACTCGATAAGCTTTGGCCTTTTGGGTTTTCTACTATTGGCCCTGTTACTTTCGAAACTGCTGCTTATGTTGCACGCTATGTGACTAAAAAGGTGACTGGTGACGCAGCTGACGAACACTACAAGCATATTGACGAGGATGGCGTCGTGACTCAACGACAGCCTGAATTTGCTCATATGAGTCTTAAGCCTGGAATAGGGTCTGATTGGTTACGTCTTTTTCACCGTGATGTTTTTCCCCGCGGCTATGTTGTTTTGCCTAATAGCAAACAAGGCTCTCTCCCCAGGTATTACAAGAAATATTTTTCTAAAATGCTCGATTACGACCAGTACGAGTATTCTTCCCATCTACATGCTCAGGCAACGGCGTCTGACCGGACACCTGAGCGTCTAGCAGTTCGTGAGTTAGTCGCAAATTCCCGTAATTCAATTTCTAAGAGGAAGCTAACGTGATTTATACAATCGTTTCGGTTTTTGACCGTGCTGCCCAAGCTTTTGGCCGTCCCGTGTATACCAATTCAAAGGGACTGGCTATTCGGTCTTTTACTGATGAGGTTAACCGTCCAGATCGTGAGAATCAGATGAATACCCATCCGGAGGATTTTGATTTGTTCCTGCTTGGTACTTTTGACGACTCCAACGGTTTGTATGTGTTGGAAACTCCCCCTACAATGCTCCAGCGCGCCCAGGACGTGCTGGTTCCGAAGGTTTAATGTGAGACAAGGGGGATGCGCGAAGCGCATCTCCCGCGTCAGTCCAAACTAGATAGGAGTAGATACGATGATGATGCATAAAAACAGGTCGGTGGATGTCCATCAGTTCGCGATGGTTCCGAAAGCCGAGATTCCCCGCAGTTCTTTTGTGCGGCAGCATACGCACAAGACTACTTTTGACGCGGGTTTTCTTGTTCCTGTCTATGTGGACGAAGTCCTTCCCGGCGATACTTTTAATTGCAAGATGACCGCTTTCGCGCGTCTTGCTACGCCTATTTTCCCGATCATGGACAATATGTTCCTTGATTCGTTTTTCTTTTTCGTTCCTAACCGTCTGGTTTGGAATAACTGGGAAAAGTTTATGGGTGAGCAGGATAACCCTACTGACTCTATTTCTTTTTCTATTCCTCAGCAGGTATCTCCTGCCGGTGGCTACGCTCCTAATTCTCTGCAAGACTATATGGGGCTGCCAACTGTTGGTCAGGTAACTGCTGGTAACACTGTCTCGCATAATGCCCTTTTCCTCCGTGCTTATAATTTGATTTGGAATGACTGGTTTCGTGACCAGAATCTCCAGACTTCAGCTACTGTTGATCGAGGCGATGGCCCGGATAACGTGGCCAACTACACGCTTCGCCGTCGTGGCAAGCGTCATGATTATTTCACTTCGGCCCTGCCTTGGCCTCAGAAGGGCGGTACCTCTGTAACTCTCCCGCTCGGTACTTCGGCTCCTGTTAAGTCGCTTAATGCTGGTTCTGGTTCTGCCACTGTTAACCGCGTCGATGCTAACGTTAATACACAGCTGACTTGGGGTGCCGGTACTGTTGTTCAGGCTGGTATTTATGCCGATCTTTCTGCTGCTACCGCTGCCACTATTAACCAGCTGCGCCAAAGTTTTCAGATTCAGAAGCTTCTTGAGCGTGATGCTCGCGGTGGTACCCGTTACACGGAGATTGTACGTGCTCACTTTGGCGTTGTTTCTCCTGATGCTCGTCTGCAGCGCCCTGAGTATCTTGGTGGTGGTTCTGCGCCGCTCGTTGTTTCGCCCATTGCTCAGACTTCCGGCACGGGTCTTACTGGTGGCACTACGCCTTTGGGCAACCTTTCCGCTATTGGTACTGCTATTGCTAACGGTCATTCTTTTACTCAGTCGTTTACTGAGCATGGGATGATTATTGGTCTTGTATCTATACGTGCCGATCTGACTTATCAGCAGGGCCTTCGTAAGATGTGGAGCCGTAGCACCCGCTACGATTTTTATTTCCCCGCTTTTGCTGCTTTGGGTGAGCAAGCTGTTAATAACCGGGAGATCTACTGTGATGGTTCGGCGAATGATGCAGGGATTTTTGGTTACCAAGAGCGGTGGGCGGAGTATCGCTATCTCCCCTCACAGGTTACGGGTCTTTTCCGCTCTACGTCGGCGGGAACTATTGACGGGTGGCATTTGGCACAACGATTCACCACGTTGCCGACGCTTAACTCGACTTTTATTGAGGACACTCCCCCAGTCTCGCGAGTCGTTGCCGTTGGTGCAGCTGCTAACGGAAAACAGTTCATTTTTGACTCGTTTTTCGAGAACCGCACAACGCGTCCGATGCCTCTTTATTCGGTTCCGGGTCTTATTGATCATTTCTGAGGCTAAACGTCATGGGATTATTGGATAGTGTTCTTGGGCCTGTTCTTGGTTTTATTGGCGGTGAGCGTGCCAATCAAGAACGTGAGTCCGCTGCATATGCACAGATGCATTTCCAAGAGCGTATGTCCTCTACCGCCTATCAAAGGGCGGTTCAGGACATGCAATCTGCTGGTTTGAATCCTATGCTTGCTTATTCTCAGGGGGGGGCTTCGGCCCCCATGGGAGCTATGCCGCAGGTAGAAAATACTGCGGCATCCGCTTTTCAAGGCTCCCAGATATCTGCAATGGTTGATAACCTGCGTGCTATGAATGACAAGATTGCTGCGGAGACTAAGAATGTCGAGTCGCAAACTGCTGTTAACTTGGCTCAAATACCTTATCTAGAACAGCAGACGCGTACTTCCGTATCTAGTGCTGCCAACCTTGAGGCGCAAACTAAGAACATATTAGATCGTTTGAAAGAGCAGATGCCTGTTGAAATACGGAAGATGATTTCCGAGGAGGAGCGAAACCTTGAACAGACGACTAAGATGTTTGCAGAGACGCGTAATTTGCACGCTATGTTTCGTTTAATAGGACAACAGGAGTTGACCGAAAGGCAACGTACTGCTCTTACTGGTGCTGAGGCTCAGCTTAGGGCTTTGGATATTCCCAAAGCCCGTAATGAAGCTGGTGTCCAGGAAGATTGGTGGAAGAAGAATGTTTCACCTTATTTAGGTGATCTTGGTGCTATAACTAACTCGGCTGGTCGTCTTGGCCTTAGGAGATAAACAATGATTTTCCTTCGTTCTGGTTATAACTATGATGTTGATAAGGTTTCGCTCGAGACTGGCTTGGCTTGTAAAGATCCTTCTCTCGCTGTTGAGTCGTTTGCCGATGAGGCCGATATCAATACGATTGTTAATCGTTTTCTTAAGACTGGTGAGCTCCCCGCTAATTTCCGGGTTCCGACTTATCAAGATTTTGAAGGCGTGTTTGATTTCCAGACTGCCATGAATGCTGTACGTCAGGCCGCTGACGCTTTTATGCAGCTGCCGGCTAATGTGCGTTCGCGTTTTGGTAATGACCCGCACAATTTTGTTGATTTTTGTTCTGACCCTGAGAACCTCGAGGAAGCGCGTAAACTCGGGCTGACGATTCCGGACAACGTTCGGGCTACTACCCCCCCAACCGGGGCCGCGAAAGCGGCCAGCGGTGGTTCTGAGCAATCCTCGACCCCGTCGAATGATGCCGGGACACCGGCTAAATAAGGTGTTGCGAAACCTAGCCCATTGTATATACTTGATGTAAATGGGCTAGGTGACACCGAATTCATGAGGTGTCTTTGTTTTTTTCCTGTTTTTGATTTGCATTCAATGACATAGGAGTGTTTATGCGCCCCCTTTCTCGTAAGCCTGTTTCGAAATATAAGTCCGCTCGTTCTTTCCGCTCTAACGTTGGCCAGACGAAAGCTGCCAACATGAAGGGCCCGATGCGTGGTGGCATTCGGTTTTGATGAATGCCCTGCTACCATCCTTTAAAGGCATACCGAACGGATGCCGGGGATGTGGTTTTTCACAATAACCGGGTTGACGGTGATGCTCTTGAGCTGGCCTGCGGCCGGTGCATCGGTTGTAGGCTTGAACGGTCCCGGCAATGGGCCGTTCGCTGTATCCATGAGGCGCAATTACACGAGGAGAACTGTTTTATCACTCTTACCTACAAGGACATGCCGGAAGGCTCGTCCTTGGATTACCGCGATTTCCAGCTATTTATGAAAAGGCTGCGAAAGCATGCGAAGCGGCGTGTTAGGTTTTTTATGTGTGGCGAGTATGGCGATCGTTTGGGTCGGCCTCATTTTCATGCT